TTTAATTTTAAGGCATTTTCAACCTATCCAATAGGCTCCGTTGTTCTCAATAATGGTGGTGGAGGATATACATCTTTGCCAACTGTTTCCGCAAAGAGTTTATATGATGACACTTTGGGTAATAAAGAAGATTTGGAAGCACTTGGTATATTGGGCCCAATTACAATTGTAACACCAGGAACCGGTTACACTAATGGTGATTATGTCACATTTGCAAATTCTGCTGGAGGTGTTGGTGCGAACGCATATGTAACAGTAAATGCAACTGGCTCAATTGTTAGCACAACGTATGTTTATGCAAACAGTACGAATCCAAACATAACTTATCCTAAAGGTGGTTTGGGATATAGAAATTCCGCTTTACCCACATTAAATGTTTCATCCTCTGGTGGTTCTGGTGCGGTGTTAACTGTCACAAATGTTTTAGGTTCTGGTGCAACCTTTTTACCTGTTGGTGACGAAAGGGGTATTGGTGCTATCACATCATTTATTATTGAGGATTTTGGTGAAGATTATATTTCCGCACCATCTGTTTCTCTCCGTGTAAGAGATTTGGTTGTATCAAATGTTTCTCTTACAACAATACCAAAAAAAGGTGAGACAGTTTATCAAGGTGCAAACTTAGCATCAGCCGTTTTTAAAGCAAACGTTGATTCTATTTTCTTGCTTGAAGCTGGTGGTACCACAGAAACTTCAAAATACATTTTAAGAACGTACAACTATACATCAAACACAAAAACAAATCTTCAACTTGCAATTGAAAGATTGCCATCTTCAAACATTTATTTGGATTTAGATACAACATACACAACTTCAAATGTTATTACCGGTGAAGTTATATATCAAAACGGTATCAGGACATACGGAAACGGTGCAGCAGAAGCTACTGCTCGTTTCTTGAACGGTCTGATTGTTGGTGAAGGAAGATATATTAACGATGATGGTTTCTTAAGTTCAAATCAAGTTCTTGAAAGTCAAGATTACAATAACTTTACCTACGACTTGACTGTTCAAGCTTCATTTACCGCATATAAGGAATTATTATATAAACTTTTACATCCATCAGGTACAAAGGTTATACCAATCAATGCATTGAAATCACAACAAGATGTTACCGAACATGTAGAAACATTTAAAGCAAACTCCCACACCCTTGGTTATTATACTGGTGATAATGGTTCAAATGCTGCAATGTTTACAACGTTTGAAAAACCAAGTAACAACATAATTCATTTTGGTTCCCTCGTTGGCGCAAATATTGGGCAAATAATTAATGTTGGATCAATAATTTCCATAACACAGAACCAAGGTCCGAATGTGTATTCTGGAGTATTGTCTGTAAATTATACAACAAACAATGCTGTTATTAGTGACAATGTATTCACATCATTTGCAAATGTTGCAACGGCAACTGTTCGTCCCTCCAATAATAGAATAAATATACTATCACTGACAGGTCAATATGATTTGATTAATAATGGTGAGTACAGTAATACACAAAATAAACTTCGTGATATAGCTTTTATTGGAGATAGAATTAGAGTTGTTTCCGGTGCTAGTGTGTTTCACGGCACGATTACTTATGTGAGTTATTCAAACAATGTTATTTTTGCAAATACAACTTTATCATTTGCTTCAAACAATGCTATGATTTCTATTGCAAGAGATATTGTTTCAACAAGTGTTATCATTTATAACACATTGGGTTCGGTATTTTATCCAGAACTAACAACACAAAGCGGTGAAATATTAACAACTCAAGACAACAGAATAATAATTTTAGGATAAAAAATGTCAACAGTAAAGATTACAGATTTACCAACAATTACAACAATCAATTCAAACACAGCAAATACTGTTTTGGTTGGTGTTGATATTCCGACAAATATTACTGGTCAAATTACACTGACGACACTTGCTGCTGGGCTTTATTCAAATAATACTCTTGTTGTTGGTAATAATTTTACACTTCTACCAAACGTTTTAGCACAGTTCACTGGAAATTCCAGTGTATACACGCAAGTTAACCATGAGAACTTGAATCCAAACGGTTCAGGAGACTATGTTGTTACTGCTGATGATGGTAATGACACCGACCATTTCATAGATATGGGTATAAATGGTTCGGCATATTCGGACCCAACATTCTCAGCAACTAAAGCACACGATGGTTATCTCTACATTTCTTCTTCGGGAGCTAACAAAGGTAACTTAGCGATTGGTACAACAAACGCAACAGGTAAAGTTAACTTTGTTGTTGGTGGACTTCAAACAGAAAACATTGTAGGTTATATTGACTCAACTGGTATCTGGTCAAACTCAATCAACTCAGTTGTCACAGCAAATGCCGCATCGGCCAATTCAGTAATCAACACCAGAATTTCAGCTAATGTGGCCACATTGCGTGGTGAGATTACGGCCAATGCTGCATCAGCCAATTCAGTGATTAACACCAGGATTACGGCTAATATTGCAACTGCAAATTTATTCACACAAGCCGCTTTTGATAAAGCAAACAATGCATTGGCAAATACTTCTGTTATTCATACCGCTGGCGACTTCTATATGTCGGGTGATGGTTTTGTTAACGGCACCTTCACCTTGGCAAACTCCACATTTGGTGCAACTGAAGCTGCGATGACAATTAAAGCCACTGCAACAACACAAATACCTTCACAAAACGGAACAATGTTGCACATCTCCGGTAAAGCGAACACACCATCAAGAATTATATTTGATTCGTTCAGTACAGACGGCTCAGCATATGGTATAGTTGCTGGGCGCACTGCACGTGGTACAGTTGTTTCACCCACGGCAACACAAACTGGTGATATATTAATGCGTTTGGCCGGCAATGGTTGGGGTTCAACAGGTTTTGCACCACTTGGTGTTGCACGTATTGATATTGTTGCAACAGAAAATTATACAGATGCGGCACGTGGTTCAAAAATAGTATTTTATAACATTGCAAATGGTACAAACACTGTTTCTCAGATTGCTTCTTTTAATGCAAACACAATTGAGTTTACTGGAACAGTTGCACCAGAAAAAGGTTTCGTTTACACACCAACAGTTCTCCCTGGTTCACAAACGGCCTTTACAATTAATTTTTCAACAACATCATTGATTAAAGCAAATGTGGCCGCAGATTGTACCATAACACTTTCAAATTATGTGTATGGTAAAGTTGTTGAAGTTTGGTTAACGAATACATCAGGAGTTACAAGAACAATTACCCATGGATGTGCATCAACCAATTCTACTGAAAATTCCACCACATTTACAATGCCTGCAACAAGTTCAGCTTATCTGAGATATTTCAGTATTGATGGTGACAATTCAAATACTTTTGTGGCAATACAACACGCTTAATAGGTAATAAATTATGGCAGCTAATACAGGTATCTTAACAAACAACAATGGTTTTTATCAAGCCAAATATGTTTACTACGCACCTTCCTCAACAATTGCTACGACACAAGAACCATTAGCAACATATTATTGTTTTCTTTCTAGAGTTGAACCTTGGGCGAATGAAGAAGTTCCGCCCACGCCAGTAGAAAATACAAAATATATTAATCAAATATTTAAAAACATGTTTGTTGCAAAGAAAATTAATAGCAACGACATTAGCCCAGTGATTGAAAGAATTAATTGGGCATCCGGTGAAGTATATGCATATTATCGTGATGATATTGACATGTTTGAACTTGATGACAACGGAACAATACTCAGAAGATTCTATATTAAAAATCGTTTTGACCAAGTTTTCAAGTGCCTATGGAACGCAAAAGGAGGCGCATCAACGGTTGAACCATATTTTGAACCAGGAACTTTCAATGCAAACTTAATTTTCCAAGGTAATGACGATTACAAATGGAAATATATGTACACCATAAATTCTGGTTCAAAATTTAAGTTTATGGATGATGCATGGATGCCAGTGCCAATGACAACAACTATACCAAATCCCGTATACACTTCTGTTGGAACTGGTTCAGTTGATGTAATTAATGTAACGAATGGTGGTTCAGGCTATGATCCATCAAACGCAACGATTACTGTAACAGTGACTGGCCCCAATACAACCCAAGCAACGGCTAATGCCACGGTTGTTTCCGGTTCAATTACTGACATTGTGGTTATTAATAGGGGTGCTAACTATATCTATGCAAACGTTTCAATTACCTCAGCCAAAGGTTCTGGTGCAGTAGCAATATCTCCAGTTTCACCAACTGGTGGCCACGGATATAATCCAACCACCGAATTGGGGGTTCGTCATGTTATGATGACGGTCAATTTTAACAAAGATGAATCCGGTAAATTACCTACAGACATTGATTTCAGACAAATCGGATTGTTAGTAAATCCACTTGAAAGCAAGACTGCAACAACATATGGTTTAGCTAATGGTGAAGTGTACAAGTTAACGACAGATTATATTCTTTCACCTGGTTTTGGTGATTATGTTTCAGATGAAATTGTTTATCAATCTCCAGACGGAACTTTTGCATCTTCAACATATTCTGCAACAACTTTGAGCTTTGATACTATATCCAATAGACTTCGCGTAATAAATACCAATGGTACTGCAAATAACAGCCAAATCATTTATGGATTAACTTCCGGAACTGCTAGGGTTATAACACAAACACAGACTCCAACATTGGTTCCGTTCTCTGGTTACATAACATACATAGAAAATAGAGAACCTGTTGCAAGGGATTTGGATGGTTCTGAACAATTTAGATTAGTTTTAGGTTACTAAAGGAAAAAAATGCTTAATTTCAATGTAGATCCTTACTACGACGATTTTGATCCCAACAAAAATTTTCATAGGGTTTTGTTCAAGCCCGGCCGTGCAGTTCAGGCTAGAGAATTAACACAATCTCAGACAATTTTACAAGATCAAATAACTAAATTTGCTAATCATATTTTTAAGCAAAATACTCCTGTAACCGGTGGGCAAGTTACCGTTAATACTAGAGCGCGTTATCTAAAATTAACCGAATCATTTAATGACAATGACGTTGTTGCTTCAGATTTTTTAAATCAAATAATTACAGATTCAACTGGTGTTATATTTGCAAAAGTTATTGCTACCGAAGAAGCCGTTTCGGGAGACCCCCCAACACTTGTTGTTACGTATCTATCTGGTAAAGAATTTTCGGCTGGCGCCACGATCTTAGGTTTGGACACTAATACCTTAGCACAAATAGTGCCATCAGATCATACAGGTTTTTCAACAACAGCGTCAATATCCGAAGGTGTTTTTTACATTGTTAATGGTTATTCATTTTCCGACACACAAAATCCGGACGGGTCTTTCTCCCGTTATTCAATTGGTAATTTCGTTTCCGTTTTACCACAAACTATCATTGTTCAGAAATATGGAAATACTCCGACAAGAAGAATCGGGCTTTCTATATCAGAATATATAACAGATTATGTTACAGATTCTTCACTACTAGACCCCGCCGTTGGTGCCACAAACTATCAAGCACCAGGTGCAGATCGTTACACAATCAATTTAAACTTAGACACCAAAGCAATAGAACTTGGAAACGATTCTGGTTTTATTGAGCTTGTTCGTATTACTAATGGTACAATACAAAGACTTGTAAATGGTACAGTGTATGCAACAATTGATGATTACTTTGCAAAAAGAACTTTTGACACAAATGGTGATTTCGTTGTTAATGATTTCAAATTGGTACCAAGAGCTAACACAGCAAATTCGCAGACATATCAAGTTCAAATTGGAACGGGCATTGCATATGTTAAAGGTTATCGTGTAGAGTCTACGTTAGAAACTGTTGTTGAAGCCACTCGCGCACGAACAACCGAAACAATTGGCAACAATAATCTAACAATGGATTATGGTAATTATTTGTATGTTAATGATGCAAACGGTGTCTTTGATGTAACGAAAGTTATTCCTGTCGATTTCCACACAATTAATGCAAATTCGGCAATCGTAACCTCAACTGCCACAACATACAATGCTACAAAAGCAGGTTCTGCTTATATTCGTGGGTTGGAATTTGAGTCTGCATCCGATTTTTCAAATACAAGAACATACATTTATAAAGCATATCTAACAGATTTCAATAACAACACACTAAGCGGAACCGCTGCTGCTGGAACCACAAATACAATTCAATTACCCAATTTATCAGGAAAATTTAGTTCGGTCGACCAGGCTTACTATGGAGTAACTATATCAATTGATTCTGGACCCTCAGCCGGTGATGTAAGAAAAATTGTTTCTTATGTTGGTTCAACCAGAACTGCAACAGTTGATACACCATTTACTGTAATACCTACCACATCCTCAAACTTTACTTTGAGGTTTAATGTTGATAATTACAACATGATGGTCGCACCAACTTCCACCGGCTTCAATTGTTCAGCATCTGCTGGTATTGACCCATCAAGTAAAACAAACGGTTTAGTTTCGGGTGTAAGTAATTTACCAACTGTAATTACTAATCCAACTTCACCCGAATTAATTTTCCCCGTTGGTTATCCATACACTTCTAAACTAAGCGACACCACATATCAATCTTGGAAAACCATACGTGATGTTAGTTTTTCTTCAGGTGTTGGATTGTTCACTTTAACCGGTGCTATCACGTTTGTTGGTTCAACCGGTGCATCACCTGTAATACAATCGGGAACAGAAGTTAGAAATAACTGGTTGGTTGTTGCCACCAGTGGACCAGACATAGGTAAAATATTAAATTTTACACCTGGTACTTCAACTCAAAAAATAGAACTTGCTACCGACAAAAAGACGGCAACTTTAACATATGGGTCTTCGACTTTTACAGCAACAATTCTTGCAAGAACTGCTATCACCAATGCAAGCACAACAGATATTGCATTAAAAGTTAAAAATTTAATCACTGCTAATACAACAAACGTTAATTTGGCTGGTACAGATGTGAGTGGTACAAAAGTAGACTTGGTTAATGGTCAAGTTTATATACCATCAACAAATGTCGTAACACCCGGTTCAAAACAATCGTTGTTCATTTGTGATGCTAAACGAATCGTTAAAATTATTGATACTTTGGTACCAACTCAGGCACCAATAGACGCAATGTTGACAAATTCTGCATATGATGTTACAAATAATTTTATTTTTGATAATGGTCAAACAGATGCATATTATGGTCCAGCATCCATCAGATTAAAAACTGGTGCACCACAAATAAGAGGTAGAATGTTGGTGCTTCTTGATTATTATGAACATGCTGGTGGTGATGGTTACTTTAGTGTCAATTCATACCTTGGTGGTGGCGATGGTTTTGTTTCTTCAAGACCAGAAAACTATTCAGAAATTGGAACATATACCGGCAAAGTTTCAGGCATAACTTATAATCTGAGAGACTGTTTGGATTTTAGGTTGTCAACAAAAAATGCACAAGCGGCATTTGAGTTCAGATATTCGACAGCTATTACTGGATCAGGTGGTGCATTATTACCTGTAGATTCAAGTACGTTTATATCAGACTATGAGCATTATCTTGGTAGAAATGACCTTCTAGTGTTAACGAAAGATAATAGTTTTAAACTGCTTACAGGTAAGCCATCAAATTTCCCAACATTTCCAACACAACCAGATGGAAGTTTGTTGCTGGCACAATTAACTCTTGATCCATACACGGCATATCTGCCAGGCGAAACAACAAAATATCTACCAAACTTGTCCACCAACAAGATTCAACATAAGCGTTGGAGAATGCAAGATATTTCAGATTTGCAAACTCGCGTCAATAACATTGAATACTACACATCATTGAGTTTGTTGGAGAAACAAGCAGCAGATTTACAAGTGCCCGATTCAAATGGTCTAAATCGTTTCAAGAACGGTATTCTTGTGGACAATTTTACAGGTTTCTCCACTGCTGATGCATCAACTGAAGACTTCAATGCAAAAATCAATAGACGTTTAACATTTATGACGGCGGCCGATTGGCAATTGAATGCACCACTAGTCAATAAAGACGGTTTAAATTCTCTTGGAAACTTATCTGATACTGCACAACAAAATCTTTCATATCGTTATCACACCAAAACTGGTGGTGTAAGCAGTGTTGCCACATTGCCATACACAACAGCTAATTTAGCAAGCCAAAAATTGGCAAGTAACACCGTTAGTTTGAATCCATTTGCTGTTGCAGTTAACGAAGGTGCGTTGGATATCAATCCACCTATGGATATGTGGGTACAAACAGGACGTGAGCCTGATATTGTTGTGGTTGATCCCGGTCTAACACTGTTCAGAGAAGGTAACACACTGAATACATTGTCCACATCCGATTGGC